TTATGAAAAATGTGTTATGGGAGCAGAGTTTAATTTTAATGGAGCTAGGCCAAGTGCGATTGCTGCTTATGTGAATTTTAAATGTAATCAGGTAGAAAGAATGTTATGTACTCCCAAATTAAGAGGGGATACATTTAAAAGAATTTTTGATGATAGAGGATATTCACTTTTTCAATTAAAAGTAAAAAATACTCCAGATATGAAAGTATTTTTGAGAGATAAGATGGGGCTGATCGGAAGTACAATTAATGAAATTGAGGAGTTGGATACTTACGAGATTACATTAAGGAGAAGAGTTGGAAAAAAGAAATTGGGATTTCCTGGATTTATGAATAAAAAAGAAATGAAAGATTTTGTTGAAGAAAATGTTGAGGATATTGAAAAGTTTCAGATAAATCAAGGAGTTTATAATGATCCTATAAATTTATTGTCAGACAAAATGGTTACTAAAAAAGAATTTATTATTACAGAAAAGAAAACTATAGATAGCGATTCAATGTATGAGGCAATCAAAAATTATTATGAGTGTTCAGTTAAAGATGAGAAGTGATGAATATGAAAAATAAACAACGACATCTATGTAAAAGATTTTGTTTGTTTATTGTCTCTATTGTGATAGGAGTAGTATGCGCGTGTATTATATGTGAAGTATATACAGTGAAGAACTGGGAAATTAACACAAATAATATGCTAGATATATCGAAGATGATGATTGGGTTATGGGGGACGGTATTAGGTTTTATAATCACAGCAGAATCTATTCTAATTGCATTTGATAGTGGCAGTATTACAAGTGAATTTAAGAAAACAGGGCATTATGTGACTGTAATATTTCAATATACGCAGACAAGTATAAAATTATTAATTACGATTTTAATACTTGTGGTTATTAGTGTTATTGATAAATTTTCAATGAAAATATTTGGTATATTTATTGGACTTACGGTAATGAATTTTGTGGATGTTCTAATAAGTTTAGGTATTTTATATTTAATGATGAGAATGGCTAGTAGCTGAAAAAATGTATACAAGGCACCCTCCGGGGTGCTTTTTTAATGCAAAAATAAACCAGAATTGAAGGTGGTGAAGTGGCGAATGAACAAAACTTAATTCCATACGGAAAAGGCAATCGAAGTGAGAGCGAAGAGAGAGAAATGCGCTCAAGGGGTGGAAAAAGAAGTGGTGAGACCAGGCGCAGGAAAGCAGCTCTCAGGGATACGATGAACAGGCTCTTGACGATGCAGGTGGAAGTTGAGGGCTTATCAGATATATTACGGTCAGATGGTGGCGAGAGCACCTACGAGGAAGTCATAGCGATGGCTATGATTCAGCAGGCGTCACTGGGAGACGTGAAAGCATATCAGGCAATCATGAAGACCGTCGGACAGACGGAAAGGTCTGAAGCTGATTTAGAAGAACAGAAGATTCGAACAGATAGAGCCAAGAGAGCCAGAGATCAAGAGCTTGGTGACACGGACAATCATGACGAGAATATCCGTGATTTCCTAAAAGCTATGAGACCAACACAGGAAGATCTGGATAATCTGTTCGATGATGAAGAGGAGGAAGAGGAAGATGCCGAGGCGGAAGAAGAGACCGGCGAAGTTTAATTTTAAGCCATTCTCTCCGCAACAGCAGAGACTGATTCACTGGTGGAGACCAATGGTCAGAACTTCGGAGAGTAATTACGTGATTGCAGATGGATCCATCCGATCAGGCAAGACGATTGCCTGTGTTATTGGCTTTCTAACTTGGTCACAAGAAATGTTCTCTGGAGAGTCGTTTATTTTAGCCGGAAAGACGATGGGTGCGTTGAAGAAAAATGTGGTCAGACCGATGCTTCAGATGTTGGAAGCATGGGGATGGTCTTATGAATATATTCGATCGGGTACGGATGCAAGGCTGGAGATTGGAACGAATACATATTATCTGTATGGTGCAAACACAGAAGCGGCGCAGGATGCACTGCAGGGATTAACTGCCGCCGGCGCGTATCTCGATGAAGCAGCATTATTCCCGAAGAGCTTTGTAGATCAGGCAATTGCCAGATGTTCAGTGGATGGTTGGAAGTTCTGGATGAACTGCAACCCGGCGGGACCGCATCATTTCATCCGCGAGGAATATCTGACAGGAGAGGCTATGAAGCAGAAAAAAGTGTATCATTTGCATTTTACGATGGATGATAACTTTTCGATTTCTCCGAAGCGTAAAGAAGAATACAAGAACGCATGGCCACATGGCAGTGTATTCTACAAGCGTTTTATTCTTGGAAAATGGGTTGCAGCGGACGGGCTTATCTATCAACAGTTTGCGGATCACACGAAAGAGTATCTCGTTGACCGGAAGTGGCTTGAGGATAATCAGATTGCGTATGCAGTGATTGGAGTCGATTTCGGAGGCACGAAGTCGGCTCACTCCTTTACACTGACGGGATTCACAAAAGGGTTCAAGCAGGTGGTCGTATTGGATGAGTATTACTGCAAGAAGCGTATCAATCCAAAACAGCTCCAGGACGATTTCATTGATTTTGTCCGGAGGGCGCAATCGAAGTACAAGGTGTATGAAGCATATTGTGACAGTGCAGAGCAGACGTTGATATCCGGGTTAGAGATGGCTTGTATTCAGGAGCATGTAGTGATTGATATTAAGAATGCAATCAAGGGTCCGATTAATGACCGAATAGCATTCTACAACAGCCTGATAGCTCAGCACAGATGGAAGGTTATGAAGCATTGTACACATATCATTGCTGCATTTGAAGAGGCAGTATATGACGAGAAGAAAAAGAACATGGACGTGCGACTGGACGATGGTGAGATGAATGTTGACAGTCTGGACAGCACGGAATACAGCACAGAGAGTATACAGGACGACATTATGTATATTGCAGCATAGGAGGTGGAAATGTGAGTGATAGCACATATAAGAAAGTAAAGGAGTATCTGGTACAACAGGGATATCGCGCAGTGTCAGATGAGACATACGAGCATATTGATGAATGGCTGGAGTGGTATCAGAACGATGTGGCGAAGTTCCATCACTACAAGCTGTATAACGGAATAGTCACGACAAACCAAGAGCGTTACAAGCTTGGAATGGCAAAGACGGTCTGTGAGGACTGGGCGAATCTGCTGCTGAATGAGCGGGTAACTATTAATGCCGGAGACTATAACGAACGTCTGGCAGAAATTTTGAAAGACAATAATTTCCAAAAGCAGGGCAATCAGCTTATTGAGAAGGCATTTGCGCTTGGCACGGGAGCTTTCGTGGAGTATCTGGATGCGGATAAGCAGGTAATTATAGATTATATTCGTGCCGATATGATTTATCCATTATCTTGGGATAACGGGGATATAACGGAATGTGCATTCGGTACGCAGAGGACGATATCCGGAGAAAAAGCCATCTATCTGCAAATTCATCGTTTTGGTAAAGAAGAAAATGGAGAAAACAGCGATCAATATTACATCGAAAACGTGTACGTTGATGTTGAGAGCGGGAAAGAGATAGAAACTCCAGAGGACATTGAGGCGCTAGTGGCAACAGAAAGTGTGGAACCGTTATTCCAGATTGTCACGCCGAATATCTGCAACAATATAGATTTGGATAGTCCGCTTGGAATATCTGTGTATGGCAACGGAATTGACGAGGTAAAAGGTTGCGATCTTACTTACGACAGCTACATGAATGAGTTCGTTTTAGGACGCAAACGAATCATGGTTCCAATCAGCCAGGCAAAACGCATGATGCAGGACGACGGCGTATCAGCGCCGATATTCGACCCGAACGATACCGTGTATTACCTGCTTCCGGAAGATAAGAGCGGAAACAATCGGCTGACAGAGGTTGATATGACGATTCGGGCACAAGAGCATGAGCTTGGTATCCAGAAGGCATTAGATCTATTGAGCCTTAAGGTTGGCATGGGTGCGGGCAGATACAAATATGACTCTGGCGGAGTGAAGACGGCGACAGAAGTAATCTCTGATAAGTCGGATCTCTATCAAAATCGACAGAAGCACTGCATTGTGATAGCTGATGTAATTATCAATATGGTCCGTGCGGTATCGTTTCTTGATACTGGCGGAGCTATTGATGCGACAGTGGATTTTGACGATTCTATCATTGAGGATAGCAACTCACTCATTGATAAGAATGTTAAGCTTGTGAATGCAGGTCTTCGTTCCAAGCTTACTGCAATCATGGAGATTAACAAGTGCTCTGAACAGGAAGCCCAGGAAGAATTAGAACGAATCAGGCAAGACAATCAAATAACCGGACAGGATATTGACTGGACAGGAGGAGAGGATGATGAACTGGACGAGGAGGACGATTCACCCAAAGAAAAAGAGGGTGAGGAGAATCAAGACCCCGATGATTCTAAGAGTGGCAAAGCGCCTGATCCGGGCGATAAGGAGTAGGTGGTAATTTGTGAATATACTGGAGAACCAACAGCTTGCAGAACCTGTGGACAGCATCTATATTGATCTAGAGGCTCAAATATTACAGAATATCGCCAGACATCTACAGGGGTGGGAACAACCTATTGATACTGACAGGTGGCTGATGCAGAAACTGGCTGAGATTGGAAAGCTTAATCAGGAAAATATTCGGCTGATTGCCAAGATGTCTGGATTAAGTCAGACTGCAGCTGAAAGAATGCTGAATGAAGCAGCACAGGATGCTATCGACAATATGGAACCGGGACTCCGATACATGGCAAGACGGGGGCTCGCTGAGAAAGCTGTACAGGTTGACAAGAGCAATAACGTGAAGCGCGTAGTACACAGCTTCCGAAAACAGGCGAAAGATACGCTGAATATGTGCAACACAGTCATGTTGTACAAGGCATCTGAGAAATACAAAGGTCTTGTCAGCAACATAGCACAGGAAGCATGGAACATTCTGAACAGTGGAGCTGGTGGAGTGGTAAGCGGCGTTGAGTCGAGACAGCAGGCGGTTAGACGGTGCATCAGACAGTTGAATGATAAGGGAATTCCGGCGTTCGTAGATAAGCGAGGGCGAGAGTGGACTCCAGAAGCCTATGTGAATATGGCTATGAGGAATACGGCCAGAAGTACAGCCGAGGAAGTTCAGGACGCCAGGATACGAGATGCCGGGTGTCACTTGATACAGATCGACAGTCATTCCGGTGCACGCCCCAAATGCGCAAAGGACCAAGGCAAGATATTTGATTTGAACAATGGGAACGGGTACACAGAAGACCTGCATGGAAAGAAGATTCAGTATTACCCTTGGAAATCTTCCAGCTATGGTGAACCGGACGGGATTCTCGGAATCAATTGCGGGCATCATAAGTGGCCGTTCATTCCAGGCGTGAATATACAGAGGCATTTTCCGACAGAGGATATGGATGCAAATGATAAGCTGTATAAGCAGACACAGGTGCAGAGAGCTCTTGAGAGGGAAGTGCGAAAGCAGAAACGGGAATGTATGATGCTGGACGCGGCAGGAGATCAGGAGGGGTTCGAGGAAGCTTCTGTAAAGCTTAAGCGGACAGAGAATAAGCTAAAGTATTACGTGAAAGATACTCCCGGATTACACCGCAGGACTGACAGAGAACAAGTGGTCGGGTTTGATAAAAGGCTATCTGCCGAAGCGGTAGCATCAAATAAAGCCTATACAAAGGCAATGCAAACTGATACAATAAAACTGAAAGATACCTATATCGTCAAGAAGCTGAGTGCAAAGGGGAAGAATCATAAGGTCGTAGATAAAACGACTGAAGTCGAGTATGAATTTTCACCTGGTACTCGTATACAGGACTCAGAAGTATTTGCCGGTAAGGGCACACGGCATCCGTTGCATGAGGGTGTTGCAGAAGGATTAACAGAACAGTACGGCGGACGAGTATCTGATTGGCAGCATGCAAAAGGTTTTGGAACATTACTGGATCCAGATACTGGAGAGGAATTGGAAGCAGAAGTTCATTGGTTCCAGGCAAAAGACGTAGGCAAGGTAAAATTCAAAGTAAAGGAGTGGTTAGATGAAGGTTAGATATCTTGGAAAAACAGAATTTTTAGTTCTGACAAATAACAAAGTATATGATGTCCAGTCGGTTGAAAAAGGCTGGTACCGAATTATCGACGACTCAGGAGAGGATTATCTGTATCCGCCTAAATATTTTGAAACAGTAGAAGAGTAACGCCACTGATCAGGAATGGTTAGTGGTATTTTTATACGCATTTTTAGGAGGCAATAATGTATATACCAAAAGTAGTCAAAATTTTGTACAAAAACTATAAAGTTGAAGAGCGGGCGGATTTACATGAAGGTAATGAAGAGTTACTTGGACAGATTCAATATTTGGAAGAAAAGATTTTGCTCAGAGAGGGAGCATCCGAACAACAAAAAAAGGCAACTCTTTGTCATGAGATAATTCATGGGTTAGATGATATGTATTGCATTGGTCTAAAAGAAAAACAGGTTGAGAAGTTGGGAAATGCTCTGTATATGTTGATTTTAGATAATTCTGAAATGTTTGGGGAGGGGTGATGCTATTGATTGCAATAAATATTACCAGAACTGGTCTGACGGTAGATGGCCATGCAGGATATGCAGAAATCGGAAATGATATCATTTGTGCAGCTGTATCAGCATTAACGCAAGGACTTGTACACTCGCTCAAAGCGCTTACAGATGACGAGATCTCTTACCACATTGCTGACGGGCATATTGATATAGAGTATAAGGATTTATCAGAAAAAGGTTGTCTTCTGATAGATTCTTTTTTTATTGCTGTGAGTGACATTCAAAGGGCTTACGGTGAGAACTACGTACAGATTACGGCCGCCGACGGGCGTTAAGCGGATAGAAAGGAGAAGCACTATGAAGCTTATGAACATGAAAAAAAGATACTGGACAATGAACCTGCAGGTATTTGCTGAAGGAGATGGCGGTGACGCCGGAGACGAAGGCGATGAGGGAGAAGATGATGATCCAGAGGGCGACGAGGGTGACGACGATGACAATCCGGAAGGGGAAGAGAAGAAATTTTCCCAGAAGGATGTAGACGAAACTGTCAAGAAACGCCTTGCCAGAGAAAAAAGAAAATGGCAGAGAGAACAGCAGAAGAAAGCTGGAAAGACACCTGACGGCAAGGGAAAAGCCGGAGACGATGGCAAAAAAGATGATGAAGAGACGAAGGAACTTCGCGAGAAAGCGGCAAAAGCAGAGGAAATGGAGTTGAAATGGACTTGTCTGGAACATGACGTAGATAAATCCTGTGTAGATGATGTTCTTGCGTTGGCCAGAGTGCACATGGCGAAAGATGAAGATCTGGATATCGAAGACGCCATTGACAAAGTTTTGGAGAAATATCCGTCATTCAAGACATCTTCTAAGAAAGAAGATGATGAAGACGAGGAGGAAGAAACCATGAAAAAGAAATCCTGGGGACAGAGACAGAGCGGGCGTAGACAGAAAGTATCTGGCGTTGAAGCCGCCTTTCTGAAAAGAAATCCAGGACTTAAGATTGATTAAAAGGAGAAGAGAACATGAAATATTTAATGTTTTTACAGTTGTTTGCACATGCGCATCAGGAGAGATGGTCCTCTCTGGTAGATGCAAAACTCAGACAGAGTCTTGTAACACGAGATAATTATATTTTCAACACAAATTACGAAGGAACCCCGACCGCTGGAAAGGTAAAGATTCCTGTAAGAGATACGGAAGTGACCGTAAAAGCTTACGACAAGGCGACAGGTGTTGATCTGGAAACCGGAAGTACCACTTACATGGATCTGGATATTGATCAGGATATGGCAGTCAATGAGCTGATTGACGGTTACGATGCAGCATCTGTTCCAGATAATCTGGTAGCAGATCGTCTGGATTCTGCAGGTTATTCCCTGGCACTGGATATGGATGAAAAATCCATCAGATTGCTGGAAAAGACTTCCGGTGTCAATGTATGCGCAACGAAAACTGCTGCTACAGAGGAAACAGCGTACAAGGAAGTCCTTGCTGCCAAAACGTATCTGACAAGAAAAGGTGTACCGACAGAAGGACGTTGGATGATCTGCTCACCGGAATTTATGGCAACATTGATGATGGACGATCATTTTATTCGTCAGGGAGATTTGTCTCAGCAGATGAAGAACGCAGGAGCAACTGGCGCGATTGCAGGATTCGCCCTGTTTGAATCCGGAAATACGATGTTTGAAGATGCAAAGATCGTGGCTTCTAAGAAAACTTCAACGGAATTTATCGCCGGACATCCGAACTGGTGTCATCGTGTGCAGGAGTGGGCAGTGCAGGTACATGCACAGGATCTTTCCGGTTCCGGTAAATATATCGGCGCATCTGCAGTACAGGGACGCAAGATCTTCGGTATGAAGATCTCTAAACCACAGACTGTATACGTAAAGAGAACCGAGGTCTAAGAGGAGCTGATCTAAATGTATGTAGAGATTGACTACTATACAAAAGAATTTAAAGGGGAGCCGGTAGCTGATGCCGACTTCCCATCTTTATGCCAGCGAGCCGGTGAGATTATCGAAGAACTAACACTGTACAGACTGACAGAGAAGGGCTTCCCTCTTATGTCGGAAGATATGAAGAAACGTGTAAAAGATGCAATCTGTGCGCAGATTGAATATCTGGACGTAAATGGCGGGGCAGAGATGGATATGGGAAATGGAATGTCAGGAGCAACACTTGGCAAGTTTTCATACTCTGGAACATCTTCTGGCAACGGATCCACGGAACAGTCCATATTTTCGCCGAGGGCGGAAAGAATCTTGTGGCCGACTGGTCTGACCTATCGAGGAGGGAGCTGTTGATGAGACCGATTCCGAAAAGATTATTGATTCATACAGCTACCCTGTATCAGCGAGTCAATGTGGATAAGTGGGGAAAGGGCGAACTGAATGGAGGACAGGAACTGTCTAACATCCGGATAGAGCCATCCAAACAGATTATCCGGGATAAGAATAATGCAGAGGTACAGTTGGCTACTACGCTTTTCTATGACTGTCGCAACAGCAGACCTTCTGAGGTTTCTTTTGAAGTTGATCAAGTAGTTGATTTCAACGGTCAGAAGCACCAGATAAAAACGGTAGAGCCTCTGTATGATAATTCCAAACTGCATCACTATGAGATAGGAATGGTGAGATATGGCAAAGATTAAGACACGGGTTACATTGCGAACACCCCAAGCAGCCGCATTGATAAAGGCAGCAAGTAACGAGGCACTGACTGATATGGGATTACAGGCGTTACAAGATGCATCTAAACATGTACCGCGTGATGTGGGAACGCTTGAAGATAGCGGATTAACCAATAGCGATAAAAAGGCTAAAAACGGTAAATTTGTTATGAAGTGGGAAGAACCGTATTCGCAGTATCTATGGAATGGAAAGATTATGCATGGTAGCCCGGACACGAGAAGTCCTGCCGATTACTATGGTGACATTACATTTACATCTGCCCTTGCGCATGCGGAATGGGCGAAGTATGCCAGGGAAGTATACGGCGAACAGTGGAAGCAAGTGTATCAGGCGGCACTAAAAAGGAGGCTTAAGTGATGCTGACAGAATTACTAGAACTAATTACAGACACGGCAGAGAAGAACTGCAATCTCGGCACGGAGATTTCCCTGGAAGAGCTTCCAAAAGATAGAGGAATCTATGCTGAGCTTGGAGAAGGATTTACGGAATCAACAAGCTACAACAAGCAGGAAGTCAAGACAATCCCGGTATTGTTCTTGTGCCGGCATGCAGATCAGAAGCGTTGCCTGGAACAACTGTGTGAGATTGCTGGATACCTGCAGGGATTAAAGAAGTATCCACAAGGAAAGACATTTTCGTGGCTGGATACATCCATTGCCAAGGAACCAAGTAAAATAGGGCGAGATGAAGACGGAGTATACCATTACTCCTGCATCTTGAACTGTAAGATATATTGTTAAGAAAGGGTGATATTATGAAGAACATGGATTTACAGATATTCGCGGAGCCAGATGTCCCAAGTAATCCGATTACTCCGGAAATCAACTATGAGACAGAGGCGTTCATCAACACGTCTCCGGCGGAAGGACAGCCTACCTGGGCGTCACTTGCGAATCTGACAACCAATATGGCGCAGAGCTTAAATGAGGTCATTCAACAGCTTACTTATTACGCCGACAAAGGCTGGGGATCCAGTGAGGTAACAGGTGCACAGCTTACATTAACACTGACAGGTTCAGTGAAGCCAGGAGATGATGCATGTGATTACATTCTGGGTGACGATGTGATGTATGGACTCGGCGAGAAGAGAAAGACGCACATGAAGATTCAGAAGGGCAAGAAAGTAATTATCTGGCCAATCACGTTGGCAAATATTACTCCAGCTTATGGAGATGCGAACAATATCAATTCACTGACTGTGACCATTCATGGTAATGGGCGTCCGTCAATTGGAACAACAGTGTAGGGAGGGCATAGCTCTCCCTTTTTAGGAGGTAAAGATCATGGCATATCAGGCAAAACGAAATAAGAGATTTGAGGAAGATTTTGAGCTGGTCGATGAAAACGGCGTTGTGCAGCACACATTAAAAGTATCCTTGGATGCAGATGATATGGTCGCAAAGATTAATCGGAAATACACGGCACTGGTCAGAGCGCTTTCAGATGTGCAGGAAATCAAAAGAAAAGAAGCCAGCAACGAACAGCTAAGTGATGCGGTCGAGATGCTTGGAAGAGCAGAAATAGACATGTTTGAAGCCGTATTTGGAGCAGATGGGACAGAGACCATTCAGCAGTTCTACAAAGACCATTATATCGAGATGGCAAAGGAAGTCATCCCATTTATTACAGGAGTTGTTATTCCAAGGCTTACTGAAATCAAGGCGGAGAATAAGAAAGCATTGGTGAGTCAGTATAATCGTGCGAAAAAGAGACGGAGATTCTGGTAATGGGAGTCTTGACAGAGCTTCCGTCCTATCGTATTTGCACAGACAAAGGGAAATTTGACATCAACCCGGCTTTTGATATTATCCTTGAGGTACAGAGGCTGTACAAAGAGGAATCGCTGACGGATTACGAAAAGATTCAACAGGCGTTGAGCATGTTGATTCGAAACAGGTGGAATCTCAGGTTATTGAAGCCAGCAGAACAGTTGAAGCTCATGCAGGATATCACAAGCAGATATATTGAAGTGGAAAAGCGCCCACAGATTAAGAAGAGTCCAGTTCCGGTATTAGATTTCGAACGGGATGGAGATTACATCTACGCTTCGTTCATGCAGGCGTACCAGATCGATCTGATTGACGAGCAGGGGAAATTACCCTGGAAAAAGTTCTTGTATCTGTTCAATGGATTGCCGGCGGATACAAAAATCAAACAGATTATGCGGATCAGGCAGATGCCGGTTCCGGAATACAATGGCAAGAATTCAAAAGAGATACAGGAAATCAATGAGATGAAATCTTATTATGCTCTTCCGGTGCAAGGCGGAGGAGGACAGTCTGGATTAGATCTATTGTTCCATACATTGGAGGGAATGGCAAAGAGATGATAGCAGACGGAAAGAAAATTAAAAAGGTAGAGTGTCCGCATTGCGGGCATAAACAGAACATATTTTACAAAACAGGAGCCAGTTGCAGAGGGCTCTTTTTTAAGTGCAAAAATCCAAACTGCAGAAAGGAATTTGAAATAAGACTATAACAGCCATTGTGCCACTGTGCCGGCGAATGAATAAAGGCAGGTGGGACAGGTGTCCAAGAACAGTGGCGGAGAAGTTACTTATGAAATTGTTGCTGATGACAGTCAACTTGAGTCAGATCTTAATGAGGCAGGGAAAAAGGTTGAAAAATCAGCCAAGAAGACAGCGAAGAAATCGGAAGAGGCGGAAAAGGAAAGCGCTGAGGTAAAAAAATCTGTAAAAGAGGACGTTACCAAGAAGAATGAGCAGGAAAATGACAAACAGGAAAAAGATGATGATGATTCGTATCAGAACCGCGAGGAGTCCGCCAAGTCGCATGGATCCAAGCTATCATCTATAGCATCAGGAACAGCCAAGGCTATTGGAGCGGGTATGCTTGCGGCAGGGACGGCAATTGCAGGCGTCAGTGTTGCTGCTGTGAAAAGCGCGAATGATATTGACCAGGCAATGAACCAATACATTGCCAGTACCGGAAAAAGTACCGAGGAAACAGAACGGTATAAAAAGGTCATGGAGGATATCTACACCAATAATTACGGGGATTCCTTCGAAGACATCGGGGAGGCAATGGCATCAATCACTCAGAATCTCGGTGATCTTGATGACGCGTCACTGCAGAATGTAACCGAATCAGCGTTCGCATTGCGTGATACGTTCGGATACGAAATACCGGAGTCAACCAGAGCAGCCAAGGTTATGATGGATAATTTTGGTACATCTGGCGAAGAGGCAATGAATCTTATTGCTGCAGGTGCTCAGAATGGACTTGATTATTCCGGAGAGCTTCTCGATAGTATCTCAGAGTATTCTGTACAGTTCGCAAAAGTTGGACTGGACGCTGATGATATGTTCAAGGTATTCCAAAAGGGCGCGGAATCCGGAGCTTTTAACCTGGACAAGGTTGGTGATGCAGTCAAAGAGTTTTCTATCCGTGCCATTGATGGTTCTGATACGACAGTTGACGGATTTAAGCGCATTGGTCTTAATGCCGATGAGATGGCGGCAAAATTCTCTGCCGGAGGTGATACCGCAAAGCAGGCATTTCAGGAGACAATTGCAGCTCTTGCGTCTATGGAAGACCCATTGGAACAGAATACCGCAGGTGTTGATCTGTTCGGTACTATGTGGGAGGATCTTGGTCCCGAAGCTGTTACGGCATTAGCAAGCATTGAAGATGGTGCTTATGATACTGCCGGAGCGATGCAGCAGATCAAGGACATCAAATACGATGATATCGGTTCCGTATTTGAGGGACTAAAAAGAAGTCTCGAAGTATTAATCGTCCCATTAGGTGAGCAGTTGATTCCGCTTTTGGCAGAACTGATTGACGATACATTGCCATTATTGGAAGATGCTCTTCCACCGATTATTGATGCCGTATCAGATGTAATCGAAGCGTTACAGCCGGCTATCGAGGACGTTCTTCCGGTACTGATGGACTCTCTTGCAGATATCGGAGAACCTCTTATGGATCTTGTGAATGAGATTCTTCCAGTGTTACTGAGTGCGATTAACGATATCTTGCCGTTAGCAGCGCAATTGGTTGGAGAAATCCTGCCGGTTATTACGAATCTGCTGAGTATGCTGCTTCCGCCGTTGGTGGAAATAATCAGCGCGTTATTGCCGCCACTCATTGAGTTGGTATCGGCATTGATGCCGATTTGCGAGTCGTTAATAGGTGTGCTTCAGCCGATTCTTGATTTATTTACAAGTCTTTTAACGCCGATTGTAAATCTGATATCTCAAGGATTGACTCCGCTGGTAAATGCAATTACGCCAGTAATACAAATTATTTCCAGTCTGCTGATTCCGATTTTAAACAGCCTTGGAAGCGTGTTTTCCAGCGTGTTGTCTGGAATGTTGTCTAACACAACAAGTATTATTGGTAACATTACCAATATACTGAGAAACTTAATAGACTTCATCAGGAACATATTTACGGGAAATTGGCGTGGAGCATGGGAAAACGTAAAACAGATTTTCAGCAATGCGGTGTCGGGACTGGCTACAATTTTTAAGGCTCCAATCAATGCGATTGTAGATGGCTGGAACGGATTGGCTGGTAGCCTTGGAAGTGTAACTATCCCAGACTGGGTACCAGGAATCGGAGGCGGTTCCTGGAGCCTTCCAAAGATGCATCGAATGAAGATAGGTATGGATTACGTGCCGTATGATTTATATCCGGCATACCTGGACGAAGGCGAGTGGGTACTTACCAAAGAGGAGGCGGACGTGCTTAGATCTTATGGTGGCTTGGAAGGAATGATTGGAATGATTGACCGAAGCGCGCCGAGTGTCAATGTGAGTGTACAGGGACAGAGCAAAGATTTTGATTATGAAAAATTTGGACGAGCCACAGTTGACGCCATGATCGCAGCGGGAATTGGATTTAAGTGTGACGATAGAGAGTTTGCGAGACTAATAAAGGATTTGATTGATTATGTATAGTATCTATTACATTGGAGCACAGAACTCTGAAAGAATTGATTTCTGCCAGTGGCCGTATATGGTCACTGGTGGAAACTTGTTTGATGGAGAGTTTGATGCAATTGAAGACGATGACAGGATTCAAGGGTGGGAAAGAAAAATCACCAGTAAAAAGCTAAATATAGAAATACATGCAGTTGGAGTGTCATTGGTGCAAGCCATTGATCAGCTAGAAAATGTAGCTGAAAAAGATGTGTTGAATACAACGCCAGGACGGCTCTATGTTGGATCCAGCTATATGAAAGGCTGGCTTGTCGGAACAACAAAAGACCGATGGCTACAAGATCTTGATAGTATTAGCAATGAGCTTACATTCAAAAGTGATTATCCGTATTGGATTACCGAGGAAGAGTTCCGGTTCCACAAGAAAGGTAGTGAGAGCTCTGAAGCATTGGAATGGTTGGAATTTCCTTATGATGTGCCTTACGAATTTTCTAAAGTCCGAAATCTCCAATATATCAACAACAGTAATTACACAGCTTCTGGGTTTAAGATGATTATCTATGGTCCATGCATTAATCCGCTGATCCGAATCGCTGGACACATATATGAGCTTCGGACGACATTGTATGATGGCGAATATGCGGTCATTGATTCTAGTACTAGGTATGCTAAGGACAGGAAGATTATTAAGGTAAAATCTGATGGAACAGAAGAAAATCTGTTCAATAGCAAGAATAATGAAAGTTCTATCTGGGAGAAGATTCCTGCCGGACTTAGTATTGTTTCCTGGAATGGAGCATTTGGCTTTGACATCATTCTCTTCAATGAGAGGGGGACACCAAGATGGACTTCACGTTAACGGACGTATACGGACAGGAGAAAGGGTCCCTTGAACATTGCGGAGTAAATATGGTTCTGGGAACGGATAATGATTTCCAGATAACAATCCAGAATAGTCTCTATGACAAGGAGAGGCACGGAAAAAACTGCCGGTTTTTCTGCCCTGATACAGAGTATGGAGGCCTGATCAGGAACACGAACCCGATTACATCTGATAAGACGGTGAAGCTTACTGGAATGACGTGGAGAGGTTTGTTGAATCAACGAGCAATTAATCCAGCCAAGAATGCATACGTTTATCTGAATGGTGAGGCAAATACGGAATTATCTGCATATATTACAAAACTTGGGATGACGGAATTGTTCGAGGTATCCAGAGAAGATAGCGGGATTATCCTTAATAACTATCAAGTCCCATTGCAGACGATGCTACTAGATGCTTTTGACCAGGCACTTGCATTGCAAGACGCAAGACTTGAAATTCGGTACAAACAAGGACCGGCAAACGGAAGAGGGTATGTGCTGCTCCGAGCAGTATCGATTACAGACCACTCCAGTAATATAGAACTGAATGAGGACGGATCTGTAAAGCTAAATATCTTGGATTATCAAAATGGGGTTAATCATCTTATCTGCCTTGGAGCGGGTGAGGTCGAGCAACGCCAGCAGGTAGATCTCTACGCATGGCCAGACGGAAGTATCCGGAAAGAACAGTATTATACAGGTATTGACCTGATAGAACAGTATTACGAGAATACGACTGTTGATACTTTGGCAGAATTGGAAGAGGAAGGTAGGGATAAATTTGATGAGTTGAAGAATTATAAGCAATTAAAAATATCTGTAGATGATACAGATCTTGAACTTGGAGATATTGTTGGTGGCCGAGAGCGTATCACTAATATTTACATGGCGGCGCCGGTTATCCGGAAGATTGTAGATGTAACGGGAAGAGGTCGCACGAGCATCTCGTATAAGTTGAAAGGAGAAGAGTAATGGCAGAATTTATAACAACTACCCTGATGGACAGCTATGCAGGCGGTCCACATATTACGGAGACACAGATTGGACTTGCAAATCAAGCAACCTTTGGTGCAGATGATTACGTGCTGGAAGGTGGGCGAGAATCTGAGGCGCAGGTGCTTACCAATAACAGCATCCGTATATTTGATGCAGTGTATTGTATACAGGGACGCAGAGATGTAATCCCGGCGAGCGGATATACAGATGTGACAATCGCGAACGGTACGCAAGGCATGAACCGAAACGACATCATTGTAAGGAGATACCAAAAAAATGAGAGTTCCGAGATAGAATCTACAGAATATGCGGTCATCAAAGGAACACCGAATGCAGGAGCTGCTGTGGATCCAGAAGTAACAACAGGAGATATCCGGTCAGGAGCAACGCTGCATGAGATGGCACTCTATAGGGTGAAGATTACAGGGTTGAACATAACAGCAGTCGAGCCGATGTTCAATATTCTGAAAAACATGGCAAGTCTACAGAAAGAACTTGCTGAATTAAATAGCAAAATACCACATTTCTACAATGGCGAAATTGAATTGTATTACTATAACGCAAATTGGTTGTATGCTAGAAAATTGGTTGGTAAGGAATTTACAGGCTGTTATCCACAAGTCACATGCCTATATAGAGATGGGCAACCAAATCAACAAACTATTATGATATCGGCAAGGGAAGTCGATTCTGATGGATATCTTGTAATATGGGCGTATGGCAGTGGATACGTATCAGGGCATGTGTTAGGAGTGTCAGTAAGTATTTGTAAATAATCACGCCGGTATGCATATAGCTGACCATTTTATATTCCAACTAGCTCCAAATGAACCGTAAAGATTCTTACGGGAAAAACTATATGTTTTCCCTTTTTTTAATCCAGAAAAACAGCTTTTTGCAAGTAAAGGAATATAAACGCTATTATTTCCAGAGCAACCACCTGTGTGAGCAAATATCTCTGGCAATGATTCAGATGATTTAATCTGGAACTCTAAAAACCCGCCATCATAGCCCCAGCCAAGACATGAAAATCCTATAATTGCATAACAGTCAAATGGCGCTGTAAAGCTTATATAATCGCTTTCTGACGCTCCAAATGCTTTAATTGTTTTGCTATTTAATTAAGCAACGAATTGTTGCATCATATGGATTTCCTACATGCTACGATAAGCAAAAAGGAGATCGATATGGAACAACGAATCATGGAAGTGTTAAGGAGAATGCAACCAGTCTTGGAGGACGAGGAACTCCGGGAGCTTAAGAATGTGCTGCACATGGTATTCGCTGGGTGCGACGTCGCACAAAAGACAGAGGTACAATGTGTGGGTGATTCCTGGAGGATTGACCTGGAAGATTACTTAATGTCTAAGGCATTGGAGGGCAAGAGTACTGATACGGTTAATCGGTATCGATATGAGCTGACAAGATTGTTATCTTACATCAATAAGTCTGTGGCAGACATAACAGACGGGGATATATCCAGTTATTTGAGAGCTTACAAGAATATCCGGGCAGTCAAGAACAGTACGCTAAAGGGAGTACGTGCAGTGTACAGTAGCTTTTTCGTGTGGCTCAGAGACAGAGATCGGGTAAGGCGAAATCCGATGGTACTGGTGGAATCAATCAAGGTGGAAAAGCGCGTCAAGCGCCCGTTCACAGACACAGAACGGGAGCAATTACTCCGGAGTTGCGCCACTATCAGGGACAAGGCTATGATGGAATTTCTGTACTCAACTGCCGTTCGAGTGTCGGAGCTAGCCAGTCTTAACATTGATGATGTCCGGTGGAGCAGTAAGGATCTTATTGTATACGGAAAAGGCGGAAAAGAAAGGACGGTGTACCTAAATGAACGCACGAACATGTATCTGCAGGAATACCTGCAGAGCAGAACCGATAATAATCCGGCATTATTTGTAGGACTTAAGAGTCCACACAATCGGCTATCGAAGGCTGGAATAGAAGATATGATAAGACGTACCGGAGAACGTGCAGGAGTTGAAAAGGCTCATCCACATCGTTTCCGTGGTACGAGCATTACCAATGCCATTAACAGAGGCATGCCGTTACAGGAAGCTTCTATCATGGCAGGACACGCTAAAACTGAGACGACAATGTTGTATTGCAACGTTGATCAGGAATCGGTGAAATATCACCACAAGAAATATTTAAGCGCATAGCTTTTTTACCACAATTCACACTCACTCACACTCGGCAATGGTCGGGTGCTTTTGTTATGTGCTTTTATATAGTAACCCGAAAACAAGATTGAAAGGAGGAGTACTTAATAAAATAGCAAAATAGACAGCTCCGCTGGATCCATAATTGGTGGACATGGTACAGAGGAAAAAATCGGTTTCTATATTGATGGCAATGGAATGAAGAATACGCTGTATTCTAAAAGAATACAGACATTAGGTTCTCCTGTCACCCTTCCTTCTGGTTGTAATATTGTTGCTGTAGACGCTTGGATGCAACACAACACTTCCGGGAATAAGTATCCGTTTCCATATATTGATACCGTATCATGGAGAGTGACGCAGGTCTCAAATTTCCAAGGAAACATCCTAAATTGGACACAGGGTGGTGTGGATTGGTCAAATCACACCGGAGTGTTTGTGTTGTATTATACAAAATAGCTACGTAGGATCTGTTTCACACCGCACCAGCACATTCATAACATGTGCAGACACATAGTTGGATCCATACGCCCAGATTGTAGTGCTCCCATTAGAATCAACCGGAGTTGCTGATACATTCCAGGTCTGCTGTGTTGGATATCCACTCTTATAAATAGATGTCACTTGTACCGGGCGACCGGCGAATTGTTTTCCCACATTTACGGTTGCGGTCATATATGCTCCGTCATAGTAGTGTAGGGAAACTTCTTCATAATATACATCCGGTATTTTGCTATTTTGTACCGATAATATCAATATCACCGGCAAAATAGTCATTACAAGTAAGGACATCTCCTTTTGACACCATCACAAATATAGATTGCCATGTACTTGCATCGTTTCCAGTAGTGTGGATAAGAAAAACAGAATTAATTTTTAATTCACACCCATATCCATACGTTTTGCTATGCGCATTGGATACATTTATGTAGCAATCTTCTGTAAAAGTGTAGCGTTGAGAAGTTCCGTTCCAACTTATTCTATTTACATTGGAAAAATCTGGACGTTTGATTTTATTGCTATTTTATTAAGTATTCCTCCTGGAAAGGAGTAACAATTGAAGATTATTTTCAATGACGCAACGGAGCTGGTTGTCCAGTCGGCATCGATCCGGGCAGATGGAAGTCTCCTAATTAAGACCATCTCTGCTACAGAGGAAGAACTGAGATCCATGTTCCAGGACGAGTTCAAAACCAAGAAGATGACCGTGACAGAACGGGAGTCCACATTGGGAGAGTATGAGAATTACACCAATATGGACGCTATCGTGAAGTATACGGCTGGAATTACCGGTGTGATTCTCTACAAAGTTGGCGAGACACCAGCAGAAAAAACGGAGGCTTTAGCATCAGAGAATGCTGAACTGAAAAAGACTGTTGATATGCTCCAGGAATGCATTCTTGAAATGTCAGAGTTGGTATATCAATAATGGTAACTCTATTAACAAATTTATTCATATTATTACAAAATTCAGGAGGTAAAGAAATGATGGCAATGTTATGGGCACAGCAGATTATGTTAGGAAAGAAGACTTATGGTCAGGTTCCAAGATTACTCAAGGACAAGGTAAAAGAAGTCTTGGAAGATTCCGGAATGGGAGAGCTTGCGAATGACAAATAGTGAGGCGGTGATTAATATGGAAATACGTGCGAGACCGATAGGTCTTTTTATTTTACGCAAAATTCAAGAATCGAGGTACATAGAGTGTATGTAGACGTAAACACAATCATTATGGCCGGAAGTCTCTTGACAGCCGTAGTGGTTATTTTTTCTGCTATTTTTGCGGTGTACAAGTGGTACTTAAAGCAAAATCAGCAGGACGTAGAAATTGGAAGAGTAAAGTCAGAACAATGCTTGCTGACTTATGGAATTCTCGCTTGCTTGAAAGGACTTAAGGAGCAGGGGTGCAATGGTCCAGTAACTGAGGCAATAGACAAGATTGAGAAGCATATAAATAAGCAAGCGCATGATCAGGAGGATTAGGTATGGATATCACAACATTAGGAACAGTAGTAGGAATCGTAGCAATCTGCTACGTGATTGGACTTGGCTGCAAAGCTTATGAAAAAATTCCGGACAAATGGATTCCGGTCATCATGGCTGTATGTGGCGGAGCTCTGGGCGTTGCCGGACTCTACACGATGCCGGACTTTCCGGCCGGAGATGTGATTAATGCAATTGCGGTTGGAATGGCGAGTGGGTTGGCAGCGACCGGAGTAAATCAGTTGTATAAACAGCAGTGTAAGTAGAGGGCGAGTAATCGTCCTCTTATTGATAGGAGTGATATTATGGCAGTAAGAATTGGAAGCGCACGTATTAATGAGAAGGGCACCACCACCGGAGGAAAAGCCGGAGATCAGACCGGTGGAGAAGTGTCTATACAGAATTACTATCTGCACAGAAAAGGTTGGTACGTAGCAAGACCGAAAGATCCAACTGTAGCAGAGAAGATTGCACAGGCAATGGAAGCAGCGTGCAACAATAATCACATCGGTTATTGCCAGGCACACAGAGACAGCCTTAGAAAGATTGCGGTTAAGTATAACTATAATCTCAGCAAGGTCAATGTTGATGTGGAGGCAGATTGCTCTGCACTGGTCAGAGTATGCTGCTTATATGCCGGAATACAAGTTGGAGATTTCAACACAGCCTCGGAGTTGGAGGTCTTGCGAAAAACAGGACAGTTCGAAATCTTGAAAGATGATAAGCACTGCAAATCCTTCACCTATCTGAAACGTGGAGATATCCTTGTAACTCGTACCAAGGGACACACAGTTGTAGTCCTGGACAATGGATCCGGAGTATCGTCTGCAAAAACCGGCAATTATGTCGTCGGACAAGTCTATGCAACACAGGTGGACGACCTGAGCGTCCGAACCGGTCCGGGAACCAATAATCCGGAAAAATCTTATGCGGAGTTATCCAGTAATGCACAGCAACACGCGCACGATAACGGGAGACTCAAGAAAGGCACGCGCGTAACCTGCAAGGAGGTCCGCAAGAACGGAAGTGACATCTGGATCAAGATTCCAAGCGGCTGGATTGCAGCATACTATTCCGGTAAAAAGTATGTAGGGTAGCGGTGTAAAAGTTTTGCACTAACTATATGACTCCAAATGGAACTCATTGGTTAGTGCAAGACTTATTATAAAAAATTCACTTCTTTCACAGTAGAGTCTTTCGTCACATGTATATCTGATATAATGGACCGCCAGAATGCTCTGCGGTTTTCCAGAGAGAGTTTTGCATACATAGAGCGGAAGTCTGACTGTATGATTTCATTTACATAAGAGACGTCTCGTTCTATTTCTGGCTGGATAGCCAACGCTTCTTTTAATTCGTATTCAATTCGAGAGTATTCCTTGTTATAATATTCCCATTCCACACGACCTTTTTGAAACAGGAGATTTAATCGTTCCAATTCTGATCGGAGCTTCTCCGGTGTCTTTCTTTTCTTTTCTTTCTTCTGCTTTTCATGAATCTGTCCGGAACGGATATGGTATTTCTGATATTCGTCTTCCAAATGTTCCAAAAGATAAGATTCCACAAGATTCTGACTGAGCCTGTGCCGGTAATTGCAGTGATTATCCATGTAAGCTTTGTTGCACCGGTAATAGCAGTACGTGCGTTTGGCACCGGTCTTCCGGTTAATAATAGAAGAGCAACCGCAACCGGACAGGAGATTGTTACAATTTGGGCAGTAAATCAGTCCGGAAAACAGGTATACTCTATTGGAACGGTTGACTTTAATGTTTTTGTCGGAAATCTTTTGTAGCCTATCCCAGTCCTCAGTTGACAAGTAAGCAGGGCAGTATGGAGCTCCGCGGTAAGTACCTTTGTAGAATTCACTGGACAGAAGCGTCCTCATGCTACTGTAACTGAAATCTGGATCATAATTTTCCTGGATATATTTCAATGCTCCGGTCTTGCTCTGGTGCTTGAAAAAGTACTGATAGAATGCGTTTACAGCCTCTTCACGTTCAGGATCCTTAATCATACATTTGACTCCATCGACAGTACCGGACTTATAGCCGTATCCCATATTGGCATCACCGAAGATTAACTTACCTTGCCGGATAGAGGCTTCGTTGACGAACTTGATACGTTCACTGGTAGTATCAACTTCATTCTGGCCAATGGACAGAACGACGTTAAGCTGCAGTCTTCCATCTCTGGTCTCCATGTTGATTCCTGGCTCACTGGTAGAGATCCAACGTACATGGTATTCGTCCAAGATGTCCTGGACTTTGTAGAAGTCAGACAGATTACGGAACCACCGGTCAAGCCTCCAGAAGATGATAACATCAATCTTTCCGGCTTTTACATCTTCTAATAATGCATGGATAGCTTTTCTCTTTTTCAATTCTTTCCGGGCAGTCTTACCTTCATCAGCATAGACTCCTGCAACAACCATGTTATGTTCCCTGGCATAAGCTTCCAAATATTCTCTTTGTGCTTCCAGGGATTTTCCGTGCATCATCTGCTCAGCAGTAGATACTCGGATATAGATAGCACAGCGTTCTAATTTCATGTGATCACCTTCCTTAGTATATATGTGCGACGTCGCACTAAAAATGAGTACAAAAATAACAGCCAGCAAGGAACAAATGTTCCGCTTGCGATAGCTGCCCGAAGATGATACAATATGACTTGAACAATCAGATATAGTATATCTTCGGATATGCGAGCCACCCTTTGCCAACTGGGTGGCGATTTCTTTTTTATTCGCCAGTAGTTATTTTATTTTCCAAGAATTACCACAGTTTTGACATAAACACATCTTTTCGGATTTAAAGGAAGTCTTTTCATTTCCTTTTGATTTTTTCCACACCAGGTTAGACATTCCAAGCGTACATACAGCTGTAAATCCACGGGCTGCATTATTTACGTGTCCACCAATTCCATTACCATGTTTCTTTGTTTTTCCTCCAGTTTGTATCATTTCAATAGATACATTATCACTTCCACATTTTGGACAATTCATAATTATCCCTCTCTTTCTCCTTTTGTAATTTGTAAGAATGAATAAGTTAAGTAAGTTATATATAAACGCAAAAGCGTTTATTTCTTAAATTCCATAATCCTTTCATCGTAACCAGCCAAGCATGCAATCTGAGCTTTGGTTAATCCGGGATTCCCCATAATTATTTCGTCTGGTATCAATAGTTCCGCTGCAAACGTATTGGCTTCTATTTCAATCTTAGAAGTCAGCAAAAGCGTTCTATTTCTTATGAAGTAACAGTTCTCTTTTCGATGCATGATTGAGTGAGCCAGTTCGTGAGCCATGACAAGAGTACGTTCATGGTCTTCCAGGTCTTCATTCAAGAAGATACACTTGTGATTCTTAAGGAACATGTAGAACCCAGAACTTTCTCCTAGCTGTCCTGTTTGCACTTCTACACCAATATAATCAGCTAATTCGAAAGGATTTCGTGTATTGTATTTTTTGACGTAGTAAGCGACCAGTCGCTTAACATCATGTGCTTTCAAATCCTAACACCTACTTTTTGTTTTTATTCGGATTGTATTTTTCCTTATTAATAGGTTTCAGTCGGCGCATCATCAGTTCAATCTGTCCAAGAAGTAATTCGGCATCTTCTTTTGGGATTGGTTCTCCATCATAAGAGAGAGGACCGTCTGCACCGTTTAATAGTTTTGTGCGGATACTTTCCATGTCTTTTGCAATGTCGCGTTCGTCTTTTGCTGTCAACTCTGGCGCTTTTTCCTTCAAGTTGTCTTTTCCTGTCATTAAATAATCTACAGTTACGCCAAAGTAATCAGCAATTTTTTTCATATTCTCGGTTTTGGGAGTGCTTCGACCGCGCTTCCAATCGCTTAATGTGGACTGGGTAATGCCAGTCTCTTTTGAAACTTTATAAGCTGATAAACCATATTTTTGTAATAATTGTTCAAAAATCTCATACATAATTTGTCTACCTTTCATAAAACCGCAGACAATACTAAGAAAAACCGAAAATATACATTGACATTATCGGAAATGCATAGTATAGTATGGATATGCAAAGGAAATTCGATAAAAACCTTTGCATACTACGGAATTGTTAATACTTCGTCTGACAAACTGAGTATATCACAATTCCGTAGTATCTGCAATAGTACTAGCAAGATAAGGAGGTGTGATTTTGTACGAAAAATTTGCTGAGTTATTAGTTAAAAATAACAAAACAGCTTACACAGTATCAAAAGAAACCGGAATTCCTCAATCTGTTTTATCAGATTGGAAAAGAGGACGAAGCAATCCTAAGGTCGATAAGCTACAGAAGCTCGCGAATTACTTCGGGGTGAGCATTGAGTATTTTCTAAAAGAATAATGCGAGGTGAAGAAAGTGTCTGAGACAGTGGAAAGAAAACCATTTAAATCAATTCATATTGATACAGAAAAAGGAATCTATTTATTGAATGGCGAGGAAGTGTCTATGGTAAGCCGTATTGATTTGGAATTTAATAATGGAAAGTGGTCGCTTCTTATCACAAGAGATGAACTGTATGTGCAGGAAGTGGGTGAGTAAAGTGGAAGGACCAAGAGGAACAGATTCCGCAAGAGTTATTTCTGTAATTGAGACGCAGGCTCTTAGAGGAACCGGTATAGAAGAGGATAAATGTAGGATAGTTACACAATATTGGGATTTTGATGGGAAGTTACTTGCTGAAAATGATCCATGCGCAAAAGAAAAAGAGTAGTTTCCTACTCAGTTTTCTTTCGTTCCTGTTGTTTTGCTTGATCAATGCCGATTATATCAGCAAAGAGTTCTTGTTGATTATGTCGTTCAATATACCATTGTTGGAGTAAAAGTTCGATTAACTTTATAAGTTTTTGAGCTTCATCTGGTTCGATATCGACAATAAGATTTATATCTTTTTCCATGTGAGCTCCGATATTTCCGATGCGGCGCACACCATCTAAAACAGCCCATTGTTCTGCCGGAATTTTATCTTTAATAGCGTTAATTTCTTCGAAAAGATTACCTTTAGAAATTTGGAAGAAATCACGAATCATACCTTGTAGACATCGACGTGATAAAGTCGCTGATGCTTTAGGGCTTAAATAAAGAATGGCAGAAGCTTCTTCGTAGTCGGACCTGATTGCTAAGGGTATGTAGTCAGGATATTTACGGGCTTGAGATTGCGGACGAATCGCAGTATTAACATCTTTAACAGCGGAGCCGATTCCTTTAGCAAGAATTGTATATTCTTTGCAATGTGGACATTGATAAAAACTTATATCCAAACATGAGTCAGAAAAACCTTTTAAAAGTGGTGACTCGTCTGAGAAAGAAAACGACGGGCGTCGAATTGTTTGCGTATCAGGTGTTACAGCCATTATTGCTGAACAAAAAGGACATTGAAATCCAGCCATAATTAATCATTCCTTTCATTATTTGATAAGTAAATTATACCAAAGAATCGTAACAAGTACAAACCGTACCACATAACTTATAGAAGAGGTGATGTATATGTCAAACAAACCGGATATGGAAAGAGTTATACAGGTACTTATATCCCTGCTGGAAGAGCAGGAGCATGTGGAGATTACATACACAATTGAGAAAGAAGAGGATAAAACCGCTTAAGCGGTAGAAAGGAGGACAAGCCCATGAGAGTTAGAGACTGGATAGTGGTAGGACTGATGATGAACGGACTGCCGATGGCTATGTTTCTTCATTGGCTGGTCGTGGGGTATTAGACATGAAGAAAAGAAAGTGGACAATGAAGAGGATTGTGGACACGTTATTCGTGCTGGTGATTATGGGAGACATTGCAACATTGATAATGTTCGTGATGATCTCCATCAAGATTCTGAAAATGCAGGAGGTGATCACATGGCTGATACAGCAATAAAAGAAATCTTATTCCGGCATAGCGCGGAGCAGTGCAAGGTGTGTGAAGCCATTCCATTTGACCAGATTGGACATCAAATCGAGTATGAAAAGTTCAAGATGCTCCATGAGGTTATTGAGGCAGCTGACCTGGAGGACGAGTACCAGGAATGGAGACGGGCTTACGGATATGTATAGGAAGGTGGTGAGGATATGAACGAGATCGCGACAGTGATGAACGAGGAAGAGTTTGGATATTTCCTCAAGAACTTTGAGAAGAAAGCTGACTTGAAAAGTCTGAGCTTGATTTCCAGAAGATGCCAGGTTGTTGATACTCTGTGCGGACTGCAATCGGATACCGTACTGACAGTCGGGCAGATCAAGCAGTTGTTCGAACTGGCAAAATAAAAATGAGCGCTCACAAAAGCCGGCAAGCTTAAAGCGCTCAAGAAAAATAAGTCAATTACATTATAAGAAAATAGGAGAAATAAGTCAAATATGAAAACACTGAAAATCACGACAGATAACAAAGTCTCTATTATTGATGTGAATCTTGATGATTACAGAGCTCTCCAACAGGAAATTGGAGGATACATTGAAACAGTACATACACAGATTATGTACGACTACTTTAAGGCGCCGGTCCTCATGTTGGTAGACGAGGAAGGATTAATTAAGAACCTTCCAGTCAATGCAGTGGCATCACATTTCTACGGTTATCAGAAGCATGGTTGTACTATTGCCGGCGATGCACTCTTTGCTATTTCGCTCGGCGAAAACATGACAGGATTTGGAGAACGGGATTCCGAGCAGTGGATGCAGAAGATGCTGAATGATTTTCCGGTATTGGTGGCGGAGGAAAAGTAGCAAGATGGATGAATACGATTGGGCTGATCAGGAACGATTGGTGCGACAAGATGTAGAGGAGATAGAAAAGCAGATGAAGGAGGCGCAGGAACATGGGAGAGAATAATACAGTCACTATTCCTATGGAGGAATACAAAAATCTTTTAGAGATTCAGACCAGAGCGAACATTTTAAAAGATTATACAGCAGCAGAAGATTACTCAGTATCACGTGGCATGATAGCCAGAATATTAGGATTTGAATTAAATGAAGGAGAGGAAGATTAATATGTATAAAGAAAAAATCACAGAGCTTTTATTAAGCACCAATAGAGAAGGAATGAACAAGCTGGTTGAACACATGGAGGAAGGAGGATTCTTCACAGCTCCATGCAGCACAAGATACCATCTGTCAAAGGAAGGCGGACTTGCTGAGCATAGTCTTAATGTGTATGAAAATGCATTAAGGATTTCAGGCGGATTGGGCCGTCCGGAGGAGTTTCTGAGAGATTCTCTTATCATTGCATCATTACTTCATGACCTTGGAAAGATGGGACAGTTTGGAAAGGAGAATTATGTTCCGAACATGCTGAAGGGAAGAGCAACAAAAGTTGATCCGAATCCAGAACCAAAGCAGAGTGAGGCGCAGCCATATAAATCCAATCCAGACCTTCTATATGTAGACCATGAAGTAAGATCTATTGCAATTGCTTCCAGATTCATTGAACTTACGGAAGAGGAGCAGTTGGCAATTCTGTGGCATAACGGATTGTATGGACCGTTTAAATATGAGATTCAGGGAAATGAGACACCGTTGTATATGATTTTGCATTTTGCCGATTTATGGTCAGCAAGAGTAACAGAGGAGGAAGGAATTAATGAGTAAAGTTATTTGCATTGCCGGAGAATCAGGATCCGGAAAAACAACATCAATGAGAAATTTGGACCCGAAGTCCACCTATTATATCGATGCTGATAAAAAAGGTCTTTCTTGGAAAGGCTGGAGAAAGCAGTACAACAAGGAGAATAAAAATTATTTTGCGTGTGATGATGCGAGTGTGGTTCGTCAGTATATCAAGCGGATTGCAGAAGCTTGTCCGGGTGTCAAGGTAATTGTAGTGGATACAATTAATGGACTTATGGTTGCGGATGAGATGCGTCGAAGCAAAGAAAAAGGATATGACAAGTGGGTAGATCTTGCGGCCTGTGTTTGGGATTTGGTTTGCGAATGTTATACATACAGAGAGGATTTGACTATTGTATTCACAGCTCATACTCAGACAGATCACGATGAGAATGGTTATATGTTCACCCGGATCAAGACTTCTGGAAAGAAATTGGACAAGATTGTATTAGAGAGCAAGTTTACTACAGTATTGCTGAGTAAGTGCGTTGATGGTCAGTATAAGTTTGAAACCCAGGCGAATAACAGCACAGCAAAATCCCCGATGGGAGCATTTGAACAGATGGAGATTGACAATGACATTGTAGAAGTAATGAAAGCATTGGAGGATTATTAAGATGAGAAAACCGAATAATTTTGAAAACGTACAGGCTCAGGGAGAATTCACTCCCGTTGAGCTTGGAGGACATAAGTTAATTATCAAGCAGGTAGAGGAACGAATGTCAAAGACAAACAAACCGATGATTGTTGTGTTCTTTGATTTTGCGCCAGGAGATAAGCAGGCTGGATATTTTGCAGAATCATTTAAGAATGATATCCGTCCAGACAAGAAATGGTCGAACCAGGCAACGCAGTATATTTTAACAGAAGACGAGAATGGAGACTGCAGCAGATCATTCAAGACATTCCTGACTTGCGTGGAACATTCCAACAAGGGATTCGCAACGCAGTGGGGAGATAACTTTGGTCAGCAGTTCAAAGGAAAACTGGTTGGCGGTGTATACGGTCCTCAGATGGACTACTACGAAGGAAGAGAGCTGGAGAAGAGAGTGCTTCGTTGGTTCGTGAGTGTGGATAAGGTTGCTGATGCTGCAGTGCCTGATATGAGTGAAACAAGAGCGTACAAGAATCATATTAATGGGTATCCGCAGGGATCTACTCCTGCAGGAGATGGCTTCATGAATATTCCGGATGGAATTGATGAAGAACTCCCATTTAACTAGGAGTTGATAATATTGGATATTCAAATCGATACAAGAGAGAAGCAGCGTGCCATTCGCAAGATTATTAAGACATTTGATGATAATGGCGTGAAGCATTTCTCAAGCAAATTATTGGTCGGTGATTATATGAGTCTGGACAATCCCAGGCTCATTATTGACCGGAAGCAGAATCTGCAGGAGTTATGCGGGAATGTATGCCAGCAGCATGAGCGGTTTAAGAGAGAACTTCTTAAGGCAATTGATGCCGGTATACAGCTGGTAATCCTGGTGGAGCATGGAGCAGATATTAAGAGCCTGGAAGATGTGTGGTTTTGGGAGAATCCAAGAAAGCATGAAGTCCGGTGGCGTATGGTAAATGGTAAGCGAGAGAAGTATGTGGTATCAGCCAAGGCAGTTGACGGAAACCAGTTATATAAATCCTTGTGTACTATCCGTGATCGATACAATGTCCGGTTTGAATTTTGCGAAAAAAAAGATACCGGCAAAGAGATTATCCGGATCCTGTCAGGTGATGCCTATGACTAGTGAGGAAATCAAAGCAACATATAGCATGCGAGATATCCTGACCAAGTGTGGACTTCCTGCACCGAATCGTGCCGGTTTCTGCCATTGTCCATTTCATAAAGGTGACAGAGAGCCATCCATGAAAATTTACGATAAGGATTTTCATTGTTTTGCCTGTGGAGCTAACGGGGACATCTTTGATTTTGTCAGTAGGTTTTACAACATTTCATTCAAAGATGCTTTCCGGATGCTCGGAGGTGATTATAAAAAAAACGATTCGTTCGCATCAAATCTGACAATATACCGGGCGAAAAAAGAAAGCGCGATGAAACGAAAAAAGGCAGAACGGGAGTGCCAGAGAAGAAAATTGATATATGACCTGATAGGAATATACCGGGAATATATGAACCGGGCAGAGCCATTATCAGATGCCTGGTGTGATTGTTACAATGCAATGCAGATGATGATATATCGTGCGGATGTGATGGAAGAGAGGGCAGGTAATGAAAAACTTAATAGAATATGACAAAGAAAGTATCCTGTCCGAAGAGGTGTTTATAGAGATCTTCGAGCAGGAAGATGAGATTTTAAAAGCGAGAATGCTTTTATCTTGCCAGGAGCGAGCAAAGGAGCTCGGGGTTAAAACTGCCTTTGATGATCTGGTTAAGGCTTATAGAAAAGTTGAGAAGGCAGAAAGCAGGAGAAAATATAATCAAGTTAATACACTGGTTGAGAACTTCACGAATTTTACTGGTAAATACGATAACATGGCGTGTGGAGCGTGGATTGCATCAGATTCCGGGATTACTACGATGAATAAGGACTACAACAATGAGATTATTGCTTGTTATCACCCAATCCTGCCAATCAAGAGAATGAAAAACTTGGAGACTGGCGAGGAACAGATCCAGCTTGCATATAAGCGAAACCATAAGTGGACTGAGATTACGGTGCCTAAAGACTTAATATCTTCCGCCAGTAAGATTGTATCATTATCTAAGCTTGGAGTTTCTGTAACATCTGAAAATGCGAGATTGTTGGTGAAATACTTGTCAGATGTGGAGAATCTGAATGATGATGATATCCCAGTTCAGATGTCTTCTTCGAAATTGGGATGGATTGGAGGAGGCTTTATTCCTTACGACACGGATATCGTATTTGATGGAGATATGCAATTCAAATATGTCTATGAAAGCATTCGGGAACATGGAAGCTTTCAAGTATGGCTGGAGCATGTAAAGCAGCTGCGGAAGTCTGGGCGAATGGAAATTAAGTTTTACCTGGCAGCATCATTTGCCAGTGTTCTGGTTGGACTTCTTGGCACCCTGCCGTTCATCGTTGACTTATGGGGAGAAACTGAGGGCGGAAAGTCCGTGGATATGATGTTGGCAACATCTGTTTGGGCGAATCCGGCTGATAATGCATATATAGCGGACTTTAAGACTACAGATGTGCAGTTAGAGGTAAGGTCGGACTTATTGAATAATCTTCCATTAATGCTAGACGATTCTTCCAAGGTTAGCTCAAGGATTCGTGAAAATTTCGAAGGAGTCGTATATGATTTATGCTCCGGAAAAGGAAAAAGTAGATCCAACAAGGAACTGGGTATACGAAAAGAGAGCCGGTGGAAAAATGCGATTCTGACCAATGGTGAGCGTCCACTGAATTCTTATGTGACACAGGGCGGGGCAATTAACCGAATCATTGAAGTGGAATGCGAGGAGAAGCTGTTCGAGAATCCACAGTATACACTTGAATTGCTCAAGAAGAATTACGGCCATGCCGGAAAACGTTTTGTAAAAATCATAAAAGAGATGGGTGTAGACGAGATCCGAGAAATACAACAGGAGATACAGGCGGAAGTCTACAAGGATGATGTCATGCAGAAACAGAGTATTTCTCTGTCAGTAGTTTTGACGGCAGACCGAATCATTACAGAAAGATTATTTCATGATGAGGAATACATAGATCTAGAATCCGCTAAGGCTATGCTGGCAAGTCAGGCAGAAGTATCAGAGCATGAGCGGTGCTACCATTACCTGATTGATAAGATCAATATGAATAAACAGCGTTTTTCTGTTGATGCGAATGTGGAGCAATGGGGGATTATAGAGCAACCGGGTGATTATGCTTTCTTATTTGTCCAGGCAGCAAAAGACTTGTGTATGCAGGGTGGATTTTCCTACAAGGCATTCCTGAACTGGGCGGACAGACAGGGCGTGATCCAGGTAGATAAAGATCGGCAGACAAAAACTAAGAAAATAAATGGCAAATCTGTAAGGTGTATATGTCTCAAAATCAATGAAAATGTGGATAAAGACGGTTTTGAATCAGCAGATGCATACGACCAAGAAGATTTACCTTTTAAGTAAAAGACACCAGTCACCAAGGTTGCCATAGAAAATGCATATATAAAAAGAAAAAAATATGTGAGTGTGGCATATACAAAAAAGTTTTCCATATGAGAAATGCTTGGTGACACTGGTGACCAACATTGAAAAATGGCTAGAAATGCATCAACCATAGTGGTTTGCATAGGTCACCGAAATAATAAAAATATTGGCAACTTATTGGTGGCATATGGTGTTAGAGGAGCGTATATGGAAGAGCGTATTAAATTAATATACAACGAGTGTTGGAAGATATACAAACAGTATCTTGAAACACGAGACATGGCAGAGTGGAACCGGAACATGTTGCAGGTGAAAGAGAAGTATGGTGGAAAGCCTGATGTGGTAAATCTGCTTCTGTGGCACAGTATAAATGTGCAGGCGCTGCACGATCAGTCAAGGAGAGCGTAATGAAAAAAAAGAATGAGATGTACATTTGCTGCATTTGTGGAAAAGATATCTACCCAGATGAGGCGCAAGAATATGTGAAGACAAGGTGAGGCACGGAAATAAGGTTTCATAGAGCATGCGTAAGGAGGCGAGGTAATGGCGGTAATTCGTAGTATCAGAGGCGGTACAGCCGGTCTGAATGAAGAAGAACGGCTTACAATTGCCAGGCTGTTAATTAAGGCAGGGTATTCCGTTAAGATTGGATATCGTGTGATTCCAGGTAATACAAAGGGCAAGAAAGAATATATCGTGGAGTATTGGGAGAAAGGAGAAAAACCATAAAGCTTTTTAGGAAAGTAAGAAATAAATCATCAGACAGCCGATTATCACACGGTAGTCGGTTGTCGAGAAAGAGAGGAAATTATGAGTACATTTGAAGAAAGAATAGCAAAAGCAGTAACGGATAAATTGAATGACGGAACAGTTGAGGAACTTGTTTCTGATGCTGTAACCAAAGCATTGAAAAGCAGTATTGAAGATCAGTTCACATGGAAAGGTGAAGCGAGAAAGGTTATTGACGAGAAAGTAAAAGAAGTAATGATGCCGGCAATCGAAAGAGTAAGTTTGGATGATTATGTGGTAAAACTCGATGCAGTTCTCACAGAAATTATCAACAGCACAAATTTAGTTGACAACAAGGAAATCCTAGGAAACTTCAAAAGCCTTATGACAGAGCCGGACAAAGATGTAATCAGTTTAAAAGAGGTATTCGAGAAATACAAGGAATATGTCAGCAAGAATGTTGATACATCCGAACTTGAAATTTGTACAGATGATGGACCGGCATATCAGAATGTGACAGCAGAAGTAACCGTGGATATAAGCAATCGCATATTCGGAGGAAGATTTTGTGATTTGGTTTTCAAATGTGAAGAGGACGAGAAATTGACAAAAGAAATCCATATGTATGAATCGAAAAGTAATAGATTCAGCATTACAAGATTCAAAAGTGAACTTGATATCAATTCGTTAAGACGCGTGGATGAATTTGACATTTTCATGATGAGGTTAGACAGGGCGTTCTGCGATATCACAGATATTATGGATATGTACGATGATGATGTTGAGGTTGAAGCTGAACCAGAAGCAGATTGGAGGTAAGTTATGAGAATTATTAGTCAGAACGGATTATTGGATGCGCCTTATGAATTGATTGCAATTTCACCATATTCGAAAAATATGGCAACAATCGTTGGAACATTTCCAGGAAATGACCTTGGCAAAGGAGACAGAGTTTATATTTTAGCCGAATATTCCACCGAAGAAAAAGCAATCAAAGCTATGGAAATGTGCAGAGAGAAGTATCTTTCAAGAATGGAGTTGGAAGGTGGGTATGACGTTGTAAACGGTTGCTACGCACAACCTAATTACTGGGTATTGCCTAAGGTATTCCAGTTTCTGAAAGATGAGGAGGTGCAAATATGATTATTTTATTATTTTTGATTTTTTTAGGTTTGACGATTTTGGCTATATTAGCAGATGGAGAAGAATTAGCATTCATTCCGCTTCTTGGAGTATTTGTGTGTTTGATTGCAGCTATTGTTTTATGTATAGGTGTAAAAGATGGGGCGGTTATAGATGAAAAGATAGCAATGTACAAAAAAGAAAATACTAAAATAGAAAACCAAATGGACGTACTTGTATCGCAGTATATGAAATTTGAGACGGATACATACGGAGAATTGAAAAATGAAAGTTCTATTACACTCGTATCGCTGTATCCAGATCTAAAATCAGATGAACTGGTAAAAAAGCAAATTGAGGTATACGAATCAAATAATAAAGAAATAAGGGAAATGAAAGAAAAGAAGATAAATTTAAAAGTGTTGAAATGGTGGTTATATTTCGGAAAGTAGGTGTGGCAAATGAGATATACGGAATATCATGCTGGAAAAGCAGTGATTAAGGACAAGAGCTTGCTGGCAGAAGCTATGGAGAAGTTGGCGAGACTGGAAGATGCCGAGGAAAAGGACAGGCTTGGTCAGTGGATTCCATGCAGTGAGAGGTTGCCAGAGAATGCAATGAATGTAATAGCACAATTTTCAAGTGGCACAGTGACAGAATTAAGATATGCAGGAAATGGTATTTTTGAAGGAATCTATGATTATTCAACGAAAGTAATTATTGCCTGGATGCCGTTGCCGGAGCCATGCAGACAAAACGACGAAGGAGGCGAGAACGATGAGTGATAGCAAATGCCAGCGCCTCGATGCCATATCAGGTCGTGACCAGATGGCAGAAAAGCCACCATCGGAAGAAGCAAGCAGACGCTTCCGGACACCGGCATGCTACAGCATATTGGGGTATCTGGCGAGGCAGAAGGCGAAAAGGAACAAGATTGATACAGGGGAGGAGATATGACGTGGACAAGAATGTTCTGATCCAGTACGTGGAGATGAAGGAAGAAATAAAAGATCTGAGGAGACGGATTCATGAGAACGAGAGAGAACTAGCAAAGCTGGAGAACATGATTGTCACGGACTCTGTGACTAGAGGTAAGCGAGGAAAGAAGCCACTCGGAACAGTCAAGATCACGGGCAGACCGACAGCAGCTATTGCGCTAAAGCAGAAGTTGTTGAAGAAACGAAATGACAGGCTGACGGCTTTGGAAGCGGAGCTGTTGGAGCTTACGAACCAGGCAGAGGAGTACATAGAGACAATACCGAAGAGCGAGCTGAGGATTATGTTCCGATTCTATTTCCTGGACGGAATGTCGTATCTGAAGGTAGCGAAGCAGATGAACCACATGTTCCCGAAAAGAGAGATTAAGTATACGGATGAGAATATTCGTAAAAAAATTCAAAGATATTTTGAAAATGTCCCACAATGTCCGGATAAAAAGTGATAGAGTATAAACTGAACTTAGTGAAAAGACAAATTTCCACGTTGAGTTCACTTCCTCAAGAAGTACATACAAAACCCAGAAGGAACGGCTTGGCAACAGGTCGTTCTTTTATTGCATAATGACGAAAAAAGGAATATTATGAAAGTAGGATTTTGTATGTACGGAGGAAGAGTGAAATGGCAAAGAAAAAAGGAAAAATTGAACGTAGCATACATTATTTTGATATTGACTTACAGAGGATAGGGAATAGTGGAGAAGATTCTTTTGTATCTTATAAGAACCAAGCAGCTAGAATGTTGTCCGTATTTAAATCTTTTCAAGAGTATAACAATAAGTTAAAAATAGAGAAAGATAAAAAAGAAAGACTTCAATTGCTTGAAGAAATGGAATATATAACAGAAAATGGAGATAAACTATATGTTGAAGTGGATGGTATAGATGAAAAAGAAAAAACTATCCGATTTAGATTAGTTTTATGTAGGCCTGATGCATTCCCATATATAGAGCAGGAGGGAAGACTTGAAAGTATTGTAGGATTGGTCAAAGGAGATTTCAATATAGCAGAGATAACACATTGCGTT